CGCCACTATTAGGGAAAATGCAAAAGTTAGGGTTGTACAGAGTGGATCTTTTTACAAAGATGCACTCTTACAGCCCTTCTCACATATGACAATCCAAGCTGCAAAGAGCATGCGCTCTTTGAAGAATGGATTGTCTTCTGGTAGACTAGGATGGAACTTCATCAGCCGGATCGATCACCTCGATCCGGTTGATGGTCACGTCCTATTCGAAAAACATAAAAGGATAGTAAGTCTGGACTGGCGTTCAGCCACAGACATACCGTCCTTTAAATCTGCACACATGGTGATGGGTAGACTCCTCGAAAAGATGAGACTACCTGCCTCCATACTCGATCCCATCAAATGTATATGGCCTGGTCCAAAGGACATATACATTAATGGAAAGTTTCATTCGGTCCAGGTCAATGGAGTCCCCATGGGGGATCCCTTGACCAAGTCCAATCTATCTTTAGCTCACCCTATCTGCGAGGCATACGCCTCGAAGAAAGAGCCGAGCGTCAAGGTTGTGCACGACGGCAACGGGGATGATACTGCTATCATCCTAGGTGCCGACGAGCCATCGAAAATGATCAGGTGGGTTCAGTACTTCAACAACGCGGCAGCGATGTTGGGGTACGAACTCTCCGAAGATGACTTCTTCATAACAAGTTCCTGGGGAACTTATTGTGAAGAAGTGTTTCATATACCACTTGACCGCTTTAACACCGTTCGTACGGCGTCAAAGCTCAAGGATAACAGATTGTTGCCATACCTGGATCATCCTAAGATGAGACTGGTATTGGACACAAAGAAAGACAGGAGGGATTACTCGTCCGTCAAAGACGGCAAGTACACCCTCCTAGGGAAAGACACGGAATACTCGGAGCAAGGTGTTGAAGGACACCTGTTCCAAGTAGCTTCCGTTATGCAAGACATATGTCTTGGTCTGAGATACGAGCGTAGGCCCGTATATCTACCAAGACAAATATTTAGTGTTGGCAAAATGCCAGCTTTCTGGAACACAGAAAGCTGGGCTAATGCCATATGGAGTCAAATCCCTAAGGTCACGAACGTTACCGTTCAAGCCCTTAGGGAGTTATTAGGAGAAGGTCCAAAGAACTTGACTAACTTAAGGTCAGTCAAGACTATGGAAAGACATTTCGATAGTGAGGCCGTCACTGAGGTATTTTCAATACCTGAGGACGACCCCATTAGGGAATTTATAATCGTCCCGAGAGACCTTGCGCACAAGGTTCCTCCGGGCGTATTAGATAGACTTGTTGCAAGTAAACACCTGACTACCTCGTCCGAGGTAGAGGCGTTGTACTTGTACATGAAAAGAGTGGAAACCCTCCAACAGACTGTCGAACAGACAGATCTGATGGAGATGGTTTTCTCAAGATGTACCGAAATGCCGTCATACTCTTTTGACGAAGTCAAAAGAGTATGCACGGATTTCAAAGAAGAATTCTACAAAAAACGATGGGCTGTAAAGCCTCTCGTTGATGTAGATTATTACTTTACAGAGGATATTGACGAGTTTAGAAACTCAGACCCCCGGAATGTTGACATTCCGGAGTTCCAATACCTCAAACGATTTGGG